GGCATGACGAAGCACGCCGACTGTAATAAGTTGTTTAAAAAATTAACAGGCAAAGAAATGAGAAGTTTTAAAGACTTGAATGTCGCTTACAAGCCGGAAGACGGTAAAAAGCGATTCCCCGGAGTGGTGGTAAGCATCCGGGAACTGGTAAACTTACCCATTGTAGTGAAGGACTTTGAGACCGGTATCAAAACCGAGCAGGGAGAAGACCGCTGTATTGTGGCCATCGAAGTGAACGGCGAGGCAAAGAAGTTCTTCACCAACAGCGAGGAAATGAAGAATATTCTCGCACAAATAAAGGAAATGCCGGATGGTTTCCCGTTTGAAACGACCATCAAGACAGAGACATTCGGCAAAGGTAGAACCAAATACGTGTTTACATGAGAAGAGTTGAAGGAAGTTCCGGGGTTTCGCTGATGGAATGCACGAACCCGGTTAAAGACAAATGGCGCATCCGATGGGATGTGCAGGAAAAAGAGAACGGCTCTGCCTCCTACATGGAAGAGGAGTTCGGGCATAAGCCTACTGATGAGGAAATCCACACATTGGTTATGTCCTGGTATAACAGCCAGACTGATGCGGCTATCCTATCCGGATTCGCCTATAATGGTGCCCATGTATGGCTTTCTGTGGAGAACCAGTACAACTATAAGGCAGCATACGATTTGGCCGTTCAGACGGGCGGAGAAACCCTGCCAGTGACGTTTAAGTTTGGTTCGGATGAACAACCGGAATACCATACTTTTACTCAGTTAGAAGAACTGAAAGATTTCTATACAAAAGCAGTAGGATTCATTCAGACAGTTCTGGCTGAAGGCTGGGAAAAAAAGGACAAGTTCAATTTGGAATTATATCGGATTGAGTGATTGACAATCCCTTCGGGGGAGGGATAAAAAAAGCCCCCGGCCTGTTAATATAGACGCCAATCATTTATTAACACAAAACGCCACGAGAGTGCGCGACCGGGGGCAATGCCCTCTGCCGCACTCTCGTGGCGTTTTTACGCATTAAATAAATGATTGGCATTGCAAAAGTACAAAAATGATTGAATATGACATTGTTTGAAGCACTTAAATTTAACAGAAAACCGCTTGAATTGCTTATAAGTTTGGGCGGCAAGCAAGATGACCTTCGATTCATAGACTTATATACAGAGTATGAGGTCATGAAAAATCGGGGTGAGAAGACCACTTATGCAGTGGCGTTTTTGGCAAATAAATATTCTGTAAGCGAACGCAAGGTGTATGACATTATCAAACGGTTTGGAAAGCACTGCACGCTCGGTGCAGTGTGATTGATGTGCCGGAGATACCTTGTGTTATCTGATGGGGCTAACTTTGCACAGACAAAAATCAATAGCTTATGAATAAGTATTACCAGACATTAGACAAGATACTCCAAACGGGCAAGACCCAAACCAACAAGAAAGGCTGTATCAAATACCTATTGAATGAAAGGCTTATGCTGACCCCGGCTGATTTACTTGATATATTTGAAAGCCATGGGATAGCCAGAAAGAAACTGAAAGAAGAATTGAAGCTGTTTATGCAGGGTATTCGAGATGTGGAAAGATATAAGGAGGCAGGTATTACCTGGTGGGACTATTGTGGCCATACCCTTGTGAATAGCTACCCCACTTACTTTGAAAAGCTTCCACCCCTTATAGCTAAGATTAACCGGGAAAAGCGCAACAGCAAGAACTATGTTCTGTTTCTTGGAGAGACCGGGGTGGAAAGCAACCAGGCACCCTGCCTGAGCCTTGTGCAGTTCCAGATTGAAGAGGGGGAACTGGTATTATCTGCATACCAGCGCAGTTCTGATGCCAACCTTGGGCTTCCGGCTGATATTTATCATCTTTATCTGATGGCAAGGCAGGTGGAACTTCCTTTGAAGTCCATAACCCTTGACCTTGGGAATGTGCATATATATGAAAATAACATTGACCGGACCATGGAACTGTTATCCGGAGTTGAGAATATTAAATTTGAATTGAACGTATGACGAAAATGAATCTGTCGGCACCGCTGCCATTTGTGGGCCAAAAAAGAATGTTTGCCAAAGAATTTATAAAGGTATTGGACCAGTTTCCTGATGATACCGTTTTTGTGGATCTGTTTGGTGGCTCGGGGTTACTTTCCCATATTACCAAAAGAATGAAACCAACTTCCACTGTTGTCTATAACGATTTTGATAACTACCGATTTAGGCTGGCTCATATTCCGCATACAAATAAGCTTTTAGCCGACATTAGAACGCTGGTAGGGGATTCGGTACCCAAACATAAGGCAATCAAAGGAAAGCTGAGGGAATGCGTTTTAAAGCGTATTGAAGAAGAGGAAGCGAGTGTGGGGTACGTGGATTTCATTACTCTATCGTCATCCCTTATGTTCTCTATGAAATATAAGTTGTCTGTGGAGGAAATGAGCAAGGAAGTTCTTTATAACAATATCCGTAAGAATGGATACCCTGAATCATTGGACTATTTGGAAGGGCTGGAAATAGTTTCATGCGACTACAAAGAGGTCTATAATCAATATAAGGACGTACCTGGAGTGGTGTTTTTAATAGATCCTCCTTATCTATCCACTGATGTAGGAACGTACAACATGTATTGGCGTATGTCCGATTACTTAGATGTTTTAAAAGTCCTCGAAGGTCATTCTTTCGTTTATTTTACATCAAACAAATCATCTATAATTGAATTGTGTGAGTGGATCGGGGCAAATAAAACCATCGGAAATCCATTTGAAGGCTGCACAAAAAGAGAATTCAATGCCCACATGAATTATTCTTCAGGATACACTGATATAATGTTGTTTAAAAAGCAAGGAATTCCCATTGATAAAATGGCAGCTTAACTACTAACAAAGATACGTTTTTTCAATCAGTTAGACAAATTATTAAAGCATTATTTTAATGCCGTTATAAAGTCATTTTTATGAAACTATAAAGCCGGAATAGAGGTCTTCATTAACCTTTTGCTCCGGCTTTATAAGTGTTGTGTGCAGTCTTTTTTTGAACGCTTCGTTTTGTTCTTTTGCCTGAAAATTGAACGCTTCGTTCCGGAAACCACGGAAATTTGGATTTGCGGATTATATAGGGCAACGTTTCTTTCCTCTTCTTAACTCATATTTTTCGCATAAAGTATTATTTTTCAAAGAATAATGTGTACTTTTGCACTCGCATACTAAAAAGAGTTTTAATATATTATATGGTAAAAGATTTATTAACCCCCGATTATATCTTCGAGTCCAGCTGGGAAGTATGTAATAAAGTGGGAGGGATATACACTGTCTTGTCGACACGGGCAAATACATTGCAGGAAAAGTTCCGCGACAGAATTTTCTTCATAGGTCCTGATGTGTGGCAAGGAAAAGAGAACCCTCTATTCATCGAGTCGGATAACCTATGTGCTGCCTGGAAAAAGCATGCACTTGAGAAAGACGAACTTTCTGTCCGTATAGGACGATGGAATATCCCCGGTGAACCCATAGTCATTCTTGTTGATTTCCAACCTTTTTTTGAAAAGAAAGACGATATATACACAGAAATGTGGAATCGTTATCAAGTAGATTCGTTGCACGCTTATGGCGATTACGACGAAGCTTCTATGTTTTCATACGCTGCGGGAAGAGTGGTAGAGAGTTTCTATCGCTACAACCTGACAGAAACGGATAAGGTGGTATATCAGGCGCATGAATGGATGACTGGAATGGGAGCACTTTATGTACAGGAGGCTGTGCCGGAGGTGGCTACTATTTTTACGACCCATGCTACTTCTATCGGTCGTTCTATTGCCGGTAATCATAAACCGTTGTACGACTATCTGTTTGCTTATAATGGCGACCAGATGGCGCAGGAACTGAACATGCAATCGAAACACTCGATTGAAAAACAGACTGCACATTATGTAGACTGTTTTACGACAGTGAGCGAAATAACCAATAATGAGTGTAAGGAATTACTGGATAAACCGGCAGATGTTGTTCTGATGAACGGTTTTGAAGATGATTTTGTACCGAAAGGAAGCACATTTACCGGAAAACGTAAACGTGCGCGTGCCTTGATGCTCAATGTAGCGAATAAATTATTGGGAACAAATCTGGGTGATGATACGTTAATTGTCGGAACCAGTGGACGATATGAGTTTAAGAATAAAGGTATTGATGTATTTTTGGAATCATTAAACCGCTTGAACAGGGATAAGAATTTGCATAAGAATGTATTGGCATTCATCAATGTACCCGGTTGGGTAGGAGACCCCCGTGAGGATTTGCAGGGACGTTTGAAGAGCAAGGAGAAGTTTGACACTCCGCTCGAAGTACCATTTATCACTCATTGGCTGCATAATATGACTCATGATCAGGTGTTGGATATGTTGAAATATCTGGGAATGGGCAATCGTCCGGAAGATAAGGTAAAAGTGATTTTTGTACCTTGTTATCTGAATGGTCGTGATGGCATCATGAATAAAGAATATTATGATATATTGCTGGGACAGGATTTGAGTGTCTATGCTTCTTATTACGAACCGTGGGGATATACTCCACTGGAAAGTGTAGCATTCCATGTACCGACAATCACTACTGATCTGGCAGGGTTCGGACTTTGGGTAAACAGCCTGAAGAACCAGCATGGCATTAATGATGGAGTAGAAGTGCTGCATCGTTCGGACTATAATTATTCGGAAGTAGCGGATGGTATTAAAGATACGATTACGTTATTTGCGGATAAGACGGAGAAAGAAGTGAAGGAAATCCGTAAGCGTGCTGCCGAAGTGGCAGAACAGGCTTTATGGAAGCACTTTATACAATATTACTATGAGGCTTATGACATTGCCTTGCGCAATGCTATGAAGCGTCAGTTGAGTTAAGAAAGAATTATTTATCAATAAGTAAACGTAAACATTATGAAAATCAAAGTTAGTAATGTGAATACTCCCAACTGGAAAGAGGTTACTGTAAAATCACGTATACCGGAAGAGTTGGAGAAGTTGTCTGAAATCGCACGCAACATTTGGTGGGCATGGAATTTTGAAGCG